GTTTAGTTATGAGATTTTAGAATCTGAATTTCAAAATACAAAAAGAGTTCTCATGTCACCCAATGGAGCATCATGTCCTGATAACATAATCGATCAATACGTGGATGATGATGTCGTTGTGCTAAAACAATTAAAGGAAGACACCATTGAAGACTGTAGTGAACTAATGCATTTCCTAAAAGGTACAAATTTGTACCATAGTTGTGCATTGATTTCCAGATTCTGTTATACTCTCCTCTATTTTTCCCAAACCTCAATAAACAGTGATTATGTGCTGGGTGATAATTTGGGAACTGATTGCACACTTTTAATTGTGAAGGGTGGGAAAAAGATATTCAAGACCAAGAAAAGTAAATTATTCAGGTTGTTCTTTAAGACTTATGAAAATAATGTTGTGGATTATTGCAGACCTGGATTTAAATCAAATTTCCAACATTTCAAAAATGGTGTTGAAGACTTCATATTAACACCTTGGATGTCAATTGATGAAACAGTTCTTACTGATGGATTGACATTCTTAAGTAGGAGCATGGGTTATTGTTTGATGAACATAAACAACAGATCTGACCCACAAAATTGCCTATCAGATTGTTATTTTAATATCCTACTGGCAATACACGGAAGAAGGAAAACAGAAGAGTCAATGCATAATATGAGGTACCTTACTGTGAACTGCATGTCTAAAATAGCAAACCTGGGCAAAATGTTGCCCAGTATTGCTGATTTCAATGTTGACTTTTTCCAATGTTTCATAAGAGAATCAATTTATCACAATTTTCTGCAATTCTCTTTAAAGTTACACTCTTTCCATGAAAATTTCAAAGGCAGAAACACAGATGAATTAATGTGTGAATTAAATTTGGTGCATTTATTTGACAGAACATTAAAGATAACTAGTATGGAACAATTAACTTTAGTTATATACTGCACATTCCTTATGTCCAAGGCACCTGTGACACAAAGCCTTGAGCAAGTGAAGAATCTGAGGAACATGATGGAGACACATGCCATGCATAAGGCTGTCAGACCCGATGATCCTGTTATGCAATATGAAAAGAATACTGTTTTCGTCTATAACAAAGATTTTTACAGCTACTGGAATAGGCTCTTTGACAATGACTTTAATTATGATCCAAAGTATGTCACATTGCTTGGGAACTTTTGTTCTGACTATCTACTCTCCAGGAAAACAAAAAATGAAATGGAAAGTAAATGGACTAGCGTCTTATCCACACCTTGGGATTCTATGGCCAATACAGCAGGGCTTAGAGGTGATAGGGGGAAAGATTTCTTCGGCAAGAAAGGATACTATGTTGTCTATGATCATGTTATGAGAGACCCAAAAGTTTTGAATGATGCTTTAGAACTTCTTAGCAGTGATTTAGACGACTTTACTAAGCGTAAGAACTTGCAAAAAATGAACCAAACCTATGCTGAAAAAATGAATAGTTTAGAATGCAAAGAACTAATATTTCATGTAGTAGATAAGAGGCAAAG